TTTGGCGACGTTATCGATGTCCGGCTTTCCAGGTGTCAGTTCCCCGTGAAGCGCCTGCAGCTTCTTTCGCTTAGTCCAGCTTGGCGGTATGCCGTAGAAGGCAACTATGCGCATGCTGATAGGCGTGGTCAGTAGATCCATGCCATTCATTGCGTACTTAGCCTGGCGTGCAATGGCGTTTTCATACGTCACAGTCTTTGCATCGGTGTACATGCGCACAAAGCCGCCCCTTGTGCTGGCCCTGGGCCTGCCCTTGCCAACGGGTTGACCAGGCACCACGAAGTAGATGGCGGCGCTCATAGCAGGCCCGCCTTGCGCATGTCTTCAACGAAGGCTTGAACGTCAGGGCAGGGGATGTCGCGCCAGCAGGCCGCATCTCCCGTCATGAACAGCGCCTCGGTGAGCACGTCCTCGGGGATCGGCTGGCCGTCTTTGGCCATGTCTAGGATGGCTTGCGCTTCGGTGTGGTTCATTGCTTCACCCCCGACAGGAAGCGCTCCAGGCGAGGCGTCAGCTGGCCGTAGCGGGGCTGCAGCTGATCACGCACGCACTGGTCGATCAGGGATGAGATAGAGCGGCGCTGGTCTTCGGCTGCCTTGTCGAGCAGCAGGCGAGTCTCCGGGCGCAGCCTGGTGAGGAAGGGTTTGAGTGTGTTGTCCATGGAGCATTAGTGTATATCGCTCCGATATTGGACAGGACACCTAAGTGACTGATTTTTAGCTGTATTAGGGTAAGTCCCTATGGTTGGCCATACTTTTGGGGGTTGTACACCGATATCGCTTTGTGTTTATAATCCTTCCATGTTCAACGCACAGATGACGTGCAAGGAGTTCAACATGACAAACAGCAAGACCTTTATTGAATGCACACGCTGCTGCGGCACTGGCATTGTTGGCAACTTTGCCCATGTCAAATGCGGTGTCTGTTTCAAGTGCAATGGCACAGGCAAGCAGGCCAAACTCAAAACCATCAAAGTTGACGGATACATTGTCCGCACAGCTCAAAACACTGGCCTGCGCCGCGATACGCTTGCTGAAGCGCAAGCCCTGTCAGCTCGTTTTCCCGGCTCAGTAATTGAAGCCAAGCAATACACCAAGCGAGTGGAGGCTTGATCATGACCAAATTTGTAGCTTACTTCCGAGTGTCCACCGACCGCCAGGGCCAGTCAGGTCTTGGCCTTGATGCACAGCGCCAGGCTGTTGCCCAACACGTCGGTGACCAGGAGCTGGTTGCTGAGTTCACAGAGATCGAGTCTGGCCGCAAGACCGACCGCACAGAGCTGGCTCAAGCCATGAGCCTGGCCAAGCGTACAAAGGCAGTCCTTGTGATTGCCAAGCTCGATCGCCTTGCTCGTAATGTCCACTTTATCTCTGGCCTTTTGGAGTCTGGCGTGCCATTCGTGTGCGCTGACATGCCAGAAGCTGACCGCACGTTTTTGCAAATGTCTGCAGTGTTTGCTGAGTGGGAAGCACGCAAGATCAGCGAACGCACAAAGGCTGCTTTGGCACAAGCCAAGGCCCGTGGCACACGCTTGGGTTGCCCAACGCCAGAAGTTGGCAGCGCAGCTGGTGTGGCCAGCATTAAGACCAAGGCAGACGCCTATGCAGCACGCATGCTGCCAATGGTGCGCGACATCCAGGCACGCCTGGGTGCAGCCACCCTCAGAGACATTGCCAATGAGCTGTCAGCTCGTGGCATTGAAACCGCCAGGGGCGGCACAGTCTGGCACGCAAGCCAGGTTTCCAACTTGCTCGCAAGAGCTTAATTAAGGAGAGAAGCATGAAAGAAAAACTAATCGATGCAGCCTACGTTGTGGGCACGTTCCTGGTCTTTGGTGGCTGGGGTGTTTTGTTGGCATGGAGGGGCTGATCATGAATACCAGATTCCTGACTCACGTTCGCCGCATCTTTGCCGGTTACGATGCACCGCCTGCCGTAATCCGCTCGTACCAGCTCCAATGGGTGCGATCTGTTCGCCGGCTTGGTGACAATTGGTTGATGGCCAAACAGGTTGAAAAGATTCAATCATGAAGGCAATTGGTCGCGACATAAAGCAGCGCCAGCTCGATATTTTTGAGCAGCGTGATCACCAGTTCTTAGAACGGTGCCGGGCGCTGGCCGTGGTTCTGTGCAAGCAGCAGGGCCAGGTGTCCATCAATGACATCAGGCAATTCATCGAAGTGCCATCAGGCGTACATCCATCGGTGCTTGGCGCCGTATTTAGAACCAAACAATTTACAACGGTCGGCTTCACTGAAGCTGTCCATCCTCAAGCACATGCGCGGATTGTGCGCGTGTATTCTCTTGCAACAACAAAGGAGTAAACCATGGCCGGAAAATTAACCGATGACAAGTCAATGAGCGCCAGCAGATTGCCGGGGCTGATGGGCTTTAGCAAGTACAGCACGCCCAATGATGAGCTGCAGTTCTCGATCAACGCCATCGACGGCAAAGAGCGCCCCGACATTGGCAACGAAGCCATGGGCTGGGGCAACACCCTGGAGCCGGTGATCCTGATCGAGGCAGCCAAGCGCCTGGGCATCACCGAATTTAACACCGAGATCAACCAGGCATACACCCACAGCAGCGTTGCGCTGTCGTGCAGTCTGGACGGCGTTGGCAATGGCACCGGCCAGGAGATCACCACCGACCCCGACAAGGGCATTTTTGTGGTTGGCCAGGATTCTATTGTGCTCGATGGCCCAGGCGTGCTGGAGGCCAAGCTGACCAAGACCATGCCCGAAGACGTGCCTCACCTGGCGCGTGGCCCCATCCAGCTGCAAGGCCAGATGCTGGTCACCGGCCACAAGTGGGGCGCTGTGTGCGTGCTGTACCAAGGCATCGAGCTGCGCGTGTTCCTGTTCGGCCCGCACTACGACACCCAAAAAGAGATCATCAAGGCCGTGCTGCAGTTTGAGAACAAGCTGGACAAGTACCGCCGCAGCGCTGAGATCGACTGGTATCCACCGGCCAGCAGCAAAGAGCTCGACCGCATCTACCCGCAGGCTGCCAGCAAAGAAGAGATCGAGCTGCCAGGCAGCGTGACCGACCTGGCCAAGGGCATCTTGGAAAACAAGGCCGCCATCAGGGCAGCCGAGGCTCACATCGAAACAGCAGAGAAGCTGATCAAGTCGCAGCTGGGCCAGGCAGAGAAGGGCAGGGCAGGGCAGTACGTCATCAGCTGGCCAATGCGAAACTACAAAGCCACGGCTGAGCGCCTAGTTCCTGGCAAGGCTGCATACAGCATTCGCCAATCGTCAATCACCATTAAGGAGCTGACTTGAATTTACCACTAGACATTGAGCAAGCATTTGAGAAGGCTGTTGTGGCCATACTCAATGCCACAGACTGCACCGAAGAGGAGGCCGAGGCATTAATTGATGCCATGGCCGACCTCATTTTTACAACCATGAAACGGATCATCATTGAGGAAAATAAAAATGCAACTGACCACCACTAACCAGCGCGGCTTCGCGCCAACCACCCTCACAGAGGCCATCCAATTCAGCGAGATGCTGGCCAGCTCCAGCATGGTGCCCAGGGCATATCAGGGTAAACCCAATGATGTCCTGGTCTGCTTGCAGTGGGGTTATGAGATGGGCATGGCACCCATGCAAGCGCTGCAGAATATTGCGGTGATCAACGGCAAGCCCAGCATGTATGGCGACTCACTCATGGCTTTGGTGCAGGCCAGTCCCACGTGCGAGAACATCGAGGAATACTTTGAGAACGAAGGCACACCCAACCCCGTGGCTGTGTGCGTTGCCAAGCGCAAGGGACGCACGCCCGTGATCTTCAAGTTCTCTGTCGAAGATGCCAAGCGAGCTGGCCTGTGGGGCAAGACAGGCCCATGGCAGGCATACCCCAAGCGCATGATGCAGATGCGAGCTCGCGGCTTCGCCCTGCGCGATGCCTTTGCTGACGTTCTTACAGGCTTGATCACAGCCGAAGAGGCCCATGACTACCCTGTCGATGAGAAAAGCGCTTCAGCGCCCCGCCAGGCCCCTGCAAACCCCCTCGACATGGTGGCCAAGCCGGTGGAGTTGGAAGCGCCAGCTGAGCCAGAGGTCTTAGAGCCCGTCGCGGAAGTGGCCGAGGTGGTCGAAGTGGTCGAGCATGTTGAGCTGCAGCCTCTGGTCGAGCGCGTGCCTGGTGATGATGATGACCTGGGCGAGGTGGAGCCCATCGGGTTTGCTGTGCGCGTGCCAGGCAAGGAGCAGCCCTACAGCGTGCATGACACCCTGGAAGACTGGGCAGATGCGTACGAAGAGCTGGCTGAGAAGACCGCCAAGGCAGGCAAGCGACCAGCCCGCGAGCGCATGACCATCTTGAAGGAGCTGAAAGAGTGCAACCAGGAAACCATTGGCCGCATCGATACCATGAAGCGGATCAGGCACACGGCCAACTACCAGAAGCGCATCAATGCTCTTGGAGCTGCTCAGTAGTTTCGTCAGTCAGGAATAGCGCAACTTCAGCCTTGCGCCGTTTGACCAGGCCGGGGAGCTCACGGCCCCCGCCCTTAGTCCATTGCATGAAGGCTTGCGCTGCACCCTCCCAGTCTTCGCGGCCAATCTTCATGCGAATGGTAGAGCGCTGAAAATTACCCAGTCCGGCATTGAAGGAAAAGCTGACGCACGCGTCGAAAGCCCCTTGATGACCAACCAGATTGGGAGCAAGTCGTAAAACACCGCGTTCAAAACTTGCGACATCCTGTGCGAATAGTTGATCGATCTCTGCTTGTGACCAGACACGGTTGTCCTCCTCCCTCAGTGGAAACTCTTTGCGAATCATGCCCGTGTACTTTTCAGTCCTGGCCATCGGCAGCCTGATCTGTTCTTGCTGAAGTACATGCCCAAATCCGATTGTCCAAATGTGAGCTGGGCATAGGTACGGGCGGTTGCGGCACCCCTCGTAGCGGTGCATCAGATCAGCGCCAGCCTTGCTCAGCTTCACTTCTTGCTCCAGCTGCGTGAGCCAAACCAAAAGCCAATGATGCCGCCCAGCATGGCCATCTCATCGGCGCTGAACAAAATATCGGTCAACCGAATCAAGTCTTCCATGTTTGTAACCAAACTAGGGCGGCTGTATATGTAGTAGGCGATCCAAGCATTGATTGCGCACAGCTCAAGCACAAAGATGTACGTCACCACTGGGCGCACGGTGCCAACAAAATTGACCACCCAGGTGCTGGCCCGCTCCATGATCTTCTCGTCATGCTTGAGCGCTGCTTCAGTCATCTGCGCGTCAGTCTGCATGGCGATCTGGTCGGTGCGTATTTCCTCGACCTTGGCCTGGGCAGCGAACCCGGCAGCCGCCAGCTGCAGCTCGCGCTCAGTCTGCACCTGTGCCAGGCGAAGCTCATGCGCCTGGTCGGCTTTGTTCTGGAAGTAGTCCAGCAGCTTTGGCAAGCCAGAGATCAGCAAGCCACCAAGAGTAGAAAATAGAGATAGCATTACAGTCCAATCATTCCAAGAAGTTTAT